CTTATTATAGACAAAGAAGGAGCACGCTATGCCACTTAAGAAAGGTAAGTCACAAAAAGTAGTCTCTGAAAACATTCGTAAAGAAATGAAGTCAGGTAAACCACAAAAACAAGCTATTGCTATTGCATTATCAAAAGCAGGTAAATCTAAAAAGAAAAAGAAGAAATAATATGGCTAAAGATTCTAGACTAGAAAGAGCAGGAGTATCAGGTTATAACAAACCTAAACGTACACCAGGTCATCCTACTAAGTCACATGTTGTTGTTGCTAAGTCAGGAAATCAAGTAAAAACAATTCGATTTGGTCAACAAGGTAAAAAAGGAGCAGGAGCTAATCCTAAGACTGCCTCTGAGAAGGCAAGACAAAAGTCTTTTAAAGCACGTCATGCTAAGAATATTGCTAGAGGTAAGATGTCAGCAGCCTACTGGGCTGATAAAGTTAAATGGTAGAGGACTCACCCTGTAATGGGGTGTGTCGAATGAAGGGTACTCGATGTATATCATGTCATCGCACCTTTGAAGATTTAAGTCAATGGTTATACCTTACTCGTGAAGAACGTTTAAACAGAATGGAGCAAATAAAGAATGAGCTTAGTAGAAAATATAAACAAAAGAAAGAAAGCAGGAACTAGCAGAAGTAAAAAGAAGTCTACAATAAGTGCTAAAGCATACAAAGATATGAAAAACAACTGGGGCAAGAAAAAGAAAAAGTAAGCCTAATGAATCAAGACATGACGATAGAAGAGTTTACTCTTTATTGGATGGAGAACAAACCTTTAAAGTCTCCACAGGATGATGGAGTAACCTTTTTTAAAAACATACATGGAGTTGTACTGTATAGAGACTATCCATTTCAAGTAGAACTATTTACAATGGAACCTAATACATTAGTAGAACCTCATAAGCATCCTAATGTAGAAACAGTTGCTCTTTATGTATCAGGTGATATTGACTTTCAACGTAAACATAAGTGGTATATCCATCCATTTGATATGTTTAAAGGTCGCTTTCCTTACCCTGCTATTAAAATAGGACCTGATGTACAGCACACAGCAAGAACAGGTCCAAAAGGTGGTAGCTTTCTTACATTACAAAAGTGGTTAAACAATACTCAGCCTAAGTTTATAGGTAATGATTGGCATGATAACAATAATAAAACTTCATACGAGGATAGTTGGAAAGACTAATGAGTAAGGCTAGTATAGAACAAATTAAAGAAGCAGCAGAAGCGGACCTTTTAACTTTCATCAAGTTAGTAGCACCTCATTTAATGCTTGGTGCTATTCATGAAGAACTAATACAATGGTGGGGACGACAAGATGCTAAACAAAACCAATTAGTATTACTTCCTCGAGGACACATGAAGTCAAAGCTAGTAGCTTACAGGACTGCATGGTGGATTACAAAGCATCCTGAAACAACTATACTCTATGTTTCTGCTACTGCTGACTTAGCTGAAAAACAACTATATGCAATTAAGCAGATTTTAGATAATTCAATCTACAGACGTTACTGGTCAGACATGATACACCCAGAAGAGGGTAAACGTGAAAAGTGGGCAGTTGCTGAGATTGCTGTAGACCATCCACAAAGAAAACTAGAAGGAATTAGAGATGCTACTTGTAAGGCAGTTGGACTTACTTCAAATACTACTGGCTTCCACGCTGATGTCGTTGTTCTTGATGACATTGTTGTGCCTGGTAACGCTTATACTGAAGATGGAAGAGACAAAGTATCAGCAGCTTATAGTCAACTGGCTTCCATTGAAAATCCTGGTGCTTATGAGTGGGTTGTTGGTACTCGTTATCACCCCAGAGATATTTATGATACTATGATTAACATGAAAGAAACTCTTTATGATGACGAAGGAGAGTTAGTATCAGAAGATCCAGTCTATGAATTATTCCAAAGAGTTGTAGAAACCAATGGTGAGTTTTTATGGGCTAAAAGAACAAGAGCAGATGGTAAATCATTTGGTTTTGATTCAAGAGAACTAGCAAGAATTAAAGCTAAATATGTAGATAATACTCAGTTCTATGCTCAGTATTATAACAATCCAAACAGTAATGAGACAGCTCGTATTAATGCAGACAACTTTCAATATTATGATAGAAATGTTCTACAGAATAAAGAAGGTGATTGGTATATGCGAGATCGTAAGCTTAATGTATATGCAGCAATCGACTTTGCGTTCTCATTAAGAAAGAAAGCTGACTATACAGCGTTAGTTGTTGTAGGAGTAGATCATCAAGGGAACTTCTATGTTTTAGACATAGATCGATTTAAAACAGAACGCATTGTAGATTATTATAATCACATTCTTACAGCATGGCAGAAGTGGGGCTTTAGAAAACTTAGAGCTGAGACCACAGTAGCTCAACAAACGATTGTTAAAGAATTAAAAGAAAGTTACTTAAAGCCTAATGGCATACCTCTTTCTATTGAAGAGTTTAGACCTACTAGACATTTAGGTGATAAAGAAGAACGTGTAGGAGCAGTACTTGAACCTAAGTATGACAACTTACAAGTATGGCATTATAAAGGTGGTAATTGTCAATCATTAGAAGAAGAATTAGTCATGACTCATCCACCTCATGACGATATAAAGGATGCTCTATCAAATGCTATAGCTATAGCTGTGATTCCTAAACAGCGAGTAGGAGCTTTTAGCGTAGGTAGAAATGTAGTAACACACTCCCGTTTTGGTGGTGTATCTTATTAATAAGGAATAACTATGGCAGGTAAAGTAGCAGAAATCAAAAGGTTATTAGAAGGAGATGGACTAGCAAGACAGTTAGCTCATTTATACAATAACTGGTGGATTCAAAGACAAGACAAAGAAACTGAATGGCGAGAGCTAAGAAACTATTTGTTTGCAACCGATACAACTAAAACAACTAACTCAAAGCTTCCTTGGAAGAATAAAACTACTCTACCTAAACTAACTCAGATTAGAGATAACCTTCATGCTAACTACATGGATGCTTTATTTCCTAATGATAACTGGATGAAATGGGAAGGTAATAATTTAGAAGATTCTACTGCAAAGAAACGAAGAGCTATTGAAGCTTATCTTAAAACTAAACTAAAAGAGTCAGGCTTTAGAGAAACTATATCACAGTTATTATATGACTACATTGACTATGGTAATGTTTTTGCTGAAGTTACTTATGTGAATGAAGAACATAAAGATCCTTTTACAGGTGAAATGATTAATACTTATCGTGGTCCTAAACTAGCTAGAATATCACCATTTGATATTATATTTAATCCTACAGCAGCCTCTTTTAAAGAAACTCCTAAATTTACTAGATATGTAAAAACAATAGGTGAGTTACAGAAAGATCTTAAATATAGACCTGATCTTAACTATGAAAAAGAAGCCGTAGATAAAGCTATGGAAGTTCGTAAGAGCATTTCTTCATTTAGACAAGAGGATGTTAATAAGGCAGAAGCTTATCATATTGATGGCTTTGGTTCTTTACAAGAATACTATCAATCAGGTTTAGTAGAAATACTAGAATTTGAGGGTGACATATATGATGAACAAGAAGGTGAATTACTAGAACGTAAAATTATTACTATTATGGATCGCTCTACTATTATCCGTAATGTAGAAAATCCTTCTTACTTAGGTAAAGATACAAAACATCATGTTGGGTGGAGAACTCGTCCAGACAATTTATATGCTATGGGTCCTTTAGACAATCTAGTTGGTATGCAATATCGAGTAGATCATTTAGAGAACTTAAAAGCTGATGCACTAGATTTAACTATACATCCACCGATTGCAATTAAAGGTGATGTAGAACCATTTGAATGGGGTCCTGAAGCTACAATTCATATCCCTGAAGATGGCGATGTAAGTATGATGCCTCCTAATCCTGCTGCTTTTCAAGTTAATAATGAAATAGCAGCTCTTTTAAATATTATGGAAGAGATGGCAGGTGCTCCTAAAGAAGCTATGGGCTTTAGAAGTCCTGGTGAAAAAACAGCATTTGAAGTACAACAGTTACAAAATGCTGCAGGTAGAATCTTTCAACATAAAATTAACAAGTTTGAGGTTGAATTCTTAGAACCTATTCTTAATACCATGTTAGAAATGTCTAAACGTAATATGGATATTGTAGAAGTATCTCGTGTAATGGATGATGATCTTGGTGTAGCCAACTTCTTATCTATTACTAAAGAAGATATAACAGCTCGTGGTAAGCTCCGTCCTATCGGTGCCCGTCACTATGCTGCTAGAGCTCAGCTCGTTCAAAACATGATTGGATTATTTAATAGTCCTATGGGACAACTTATTGGTCCTCATATATCTGCTAAACGTCTTGCTAAGATGGTTGAAGAATATATGGGCTTTGAAGACTATGAGTTTATCAAGGACAATGCTGCAATCTTTGAACAAGCAGAGACACAGAAACTCATTAATGAGATTCAAGCAAGTATGCAAGCTGAACAAGCTCAACCAGGAATGGAAGAGCAAATGATGGCTCAACAGGAACAAACGCTCTCAGGAGCATCACAAGGACAAGTTCCTCCTCAAGAGCCTCAAGTTTAACTTGACTTTTTAAACAATTTATGGTATACTATTATATATGGATCTAAAATCAGATAAAGCTAAGTCGCTTACTAAAGATCAAGTATTTAAAGAGATAAAAGATTATCTAACAGAACAGATTGAGTTGTCAAGACGTAAATGTGTAGATGAAGATAATTTCTCTTTTCCTGCATGGTCTGAACATCAAGCATATCAACTTGGCTTTCAAAAGGCTTTTTCTAAACTATATAATCTTATTCCTGACCAAGGAGAAAAATAATGGCTGAAGATAATAATACACAAGAACAACAACAAGAACAAGTTTCCGAGTCGACTACCCAAGAGACTCAGCAAGCAGATACTTCTACTCCCAAGTTTGAAATTCCGACAGAAGCTCAAGACTTTGTAGGAGAAGGTAAAAAGTACAAATCTGCAGAAGATGCGTTAAGATCAGTTCCTCATGCACAAGAGCATATCAAAACCCTAGAGGATGAGATGGCTCAGTTGAAGGAAGAACTTACAAAACGTAAAACTGCAGCAGAACTACTCGATGAAATGAAGTCTGGCATTCAACCAACAGAGGCTACCCCTCAAGGTGTTGAATTTGATCAAGATAGATTAATGCAGTTAGTTAATCAAACTATTGAGCAAAAAGAACAACAATCTAAAGCAAAGCAAAATGCAGACACAGTAGCTTCTAAGTTTACTGAGCAGTATGGAGCTGAAGCTGAAGTTGCTTATAATAAGATTGCTCAAGAAGCAGGTCTAACTGTACAACAACTTAATAACTTAGCTGCAACATCTCCTAATGTTGTAATGAAGCTTGCAGGCTTTGATACTAAATCTACACCAGTAGGTAAAACATCAAGCTCTGTTAATACACAAGCTTTAAACAACACAGCGAAACCACAAATGTCTGCTAGAGTACCGAGAGGTGCTTCTACTAAAGACATGTTAGCTGCTTGGAATAATGCAGGTGAGAAAGTTAAATCTCAATTATAATAAGGAAATATTATGTCACAATTAACTAGCAATACTACAGCTTTTATTGAAGCTCAACAGTATTCACAGTTTATTCTTGAGAACTTACACGACTATCTATTGCCAGAAGGTATGTGGAGAGACGTAACTGACTTCGGTTCAGGTACAACTCTTAACATCAAGACAGTAGGTACTGTAACTCTTCAAGATGCTGCTGAGGATACTCCTCTTAACTTCTCTCCTATTGACACAGGTAACTTAACACTTGCTATTACTGATTATATCGGTGATGCTTGGAAAGTTTCTGATGACCTTCGTGAAGATGGTTCTCAAGTAGACACACTCATGGCTATGCGTGCTATGGAATCTACTCGTGCATTAGGTGAAAACCATGAAACT